TTGAGAGGAACGTCTGATGCTGCTCTCCGACATGACTCTCCCGATGCCATACGACGAGTGCAAAGACCTTGCGCTGGTCTACTCATACGAAGTGGCAGTGCAGTGGTACACCATCCAGCAAGAGCACGGCGACCCTCGCCACGTTGCGACAGCGAAACAACTCACGGATGGACGGTGGATGCTTGGTGGTCACCTTCTCAGCGAACTGTATCCCGGCGGCATTCTCGGCTGGGCCTGTGAACACCTGACTCCAGAGATCATGGAGCAGATCGACATCCTGCCGCTCGCAGACGTTCTGCCGCAACTCACGCCCGAGCCGCAGCCAGAGGAGCCCACATGAACCGCATCGCTCTTGCCATCCTGCTCGCCATCATCGCAACACAGGCCGACGCCCGGCCTCGACGGCAGGCATCATCGACCTATGCCGCCGTGCCATCAGGTGGCGACACCTCGACGGCTCAAGGAGTCGCCGAGATACAGGCGAGGCTTGGCAGAGTCGGTCACTTTGGCGGCAACCGCACCGGAAGCCACGAAGGATGCGGATGCGGCGCAACGCCGTCTGCCGCCCTCTCCAGTTGCTGCTACTCGCAGAGCGGCATGACCGTGGTGGATCAAGGCGTGGCCTATGGTCATGGCCGATGGTTCGCCTGCAAGCGGTACCGTTGACTCGTCTGGTTTGATTGTCTGTGTGTCCGTCCAACCCTCGATAGGAGCCTTCCCTGTGAATCGTATTCTGTACTCGGCCATCGCCGCGTTCGTGTGTCTCGTGATCGGTGTGACCATCGCCGGTGAGCAGTCGTGCGACTGCGCTGCCGAGCCGGTTGGGTGCCATGGTGCCGCGTCGTCTTGCCACGGTCGTCGCACCGCTGCCGAGCGTCGGGCCGACCGGCTCTCAGCCCGTGCCGCCGCCGCCGAAGCTCGTGCCGAGGCCCGGGCCAGCCGTGGGTGCCACGGTGCCACGGCCTCGTGTCACGGTGCCACCTCGTGCCATGGTGCTCCGGCCCCTGCCTCGGCGTGCGACGCAGATGGGTGCCACAAGTAGCCAGACTCTCCGGGTGAGCCAGCAGGCAGGGATGCCTCTGGCTTTGCCCGGCGTCTGCAAGTGTTCGGTGGCTTGGTGCTACCGTGCATGGCGACGGCCACGTTGCGGGCTTGACCCGTGCCACACAAGGAGAATCGCCATGTCAGAAATCAAGATGCGCCGCCGCTCGCGGCAGGTGTCGATCACGCTCACCACAGCAACGTCGACCTCGACGACCTTGCACCTTGAAGACTTCGCTGGCGGGGTGGTCGATCTCGGCACGGCATCGGCATCGCTGACGTCGCTGCAGATGTGGGGTGCCTCAAGCGTCGATGGCACGTTCCGCCGTGTCTATGGTGCCGATGGCTCTGCCGCCGACATCACGGTCGCAGGGTCAACGTCGGTCGGCAGCGTCTACGCACTGCCCGACGCGACGTTCGGCGTGCCGTACCTTCAAGTGCTCGCCGGTCAGGCTGCGGGCACCGGCGTTGCCGCCGTGGTCACGCTCAAGAGTTGAGATGCCAAGCCGCGTCGATATGTTCCGGCTCCCTCGCAGCACCGCACGGGTGAGGCGGCGGGAGTCGCGACCGAACGCGGCGGCACGAGGCTACTGCGACGCGAAGCACCGGGCGTGGCGGCTCGCCGTTCTCATCCGCGACGACTACACCTGTCGGGCCTGCGGACGCGTCTGCGGATCGAAGCGTGAGGCACACGCCGACCACATCGTGCCGGTCGTCGAGCGGCCAGACCTCCGCTACGCGGTGACGAACGGCCAGTGTCTGTGTGCGTCGTGTCACAGCAAAAAGACCGTCTACGGATTTCCCGCCACCTCTTGAATCCGGCACGCTTGACAAAGGACGTAATTGATAAAGGGAGATTTCAACCAACCCCACCCCGTAGGGGGGGGTCGCAAACCGGGGCCAACCAGCAAAACCACAAAGTACCCCTGCGTCGAAGTTTTCGGGGGTTTTCGGCCCCCCCCCTTTCCGGCCGCCAAATCTGCGTTCTGCGACCCGTTTTCCTTCACCAATAGTTTCCCTACATGAACATCCGAAACCGCGTCAAATCGCTCCGTATGGTGCCTGCGAGCGACCTCCGGCCCAATCCGAAGAACTGGAGGACGCACCCCAAGGCCCAGCAGGATGCCCTCCGGGGAGTCTTGGCCGAGGTCGGGCTGGCCGACGCCTGCCTCGCCCGCGAACTGCCCGACGGCTCGCTCATGCTGATCGACGGCCACCTACGAGCCGAGACGCTTGGCGAGGGCGAGGTTCCGGTGCTGGTTCTTGACGTGAACGAGGCCGAGGCCGACAAGCTCCTCGCGACGCTCGATCCGCTCGCGGCGATGGCAGATTCCGATGCAGCGAAGTTGGATGAGCTGCTTCGCGGCGTGGACACCGGGAGCGAGGCGTTGCAGCAGGTGCTTGCCAGCACAGCGACCGCGGCGGGGCTGTACGAAACGCTCGACGCCGACTCGCATCAGCAAGAGCCAGAGTCAAGCACAAAGGAGATCGACGTTGACGATTTCGACTTGCAGCACAAGTGCCCCAAGTGCGGATTCGAGTTTAACGCCACGACGCCCTGAGTGCGCCTGGCGACTTGCCGACTTGAAGCGTATTCCATCGCGCGGCATCAAAGTCATGTCGACTTTCGCCTGCGGTGGCGGCTCGTCGCTGGGATACAAACTGGCTGGCTGCGACGTCATTGCAGCGAACGACATCGACCCCGAGATGGCCTGGCACTACAAGAAGAACATCAAGCCGAAAAACTACTTTCTGTGTCCGATACGCGACTTGCTCGAGATGGATCTACCGAGCGAACTGTTTGACCTCGACATTCTTGACGGGTCTCCGCCGTGCTCCACGTTTAGCATGGCCGGGAGCCGCGAAGCAGCATGGGGCAAGGACAAACACTTTCGCGAAGGCCAGGCGAAGCAGGTTCTTTCCGACCTGTTCTTCGACTACCTCGACCTTGTGGGCAGGCTGCGTCCTAAAGTGGCGATTGCAGAAAACGTCAAAGGGATGATCCTTGGAAACGCGAAGGGCTACACAAAACTTGTCATGGAACGCTTCCGGGAGTTGGGCTACAGGCCGCAGTTGTTTCTTGTGAACGCTGCCGACTGTGGTGTGCCGCAGCGTCGAGAGCGAGTTTTTTTCTGTGCCGTTAGGGAAGACGTGAGCCACACGCTGCTGGACTTCAAGCCGCGGCACCGCTGGGTATCTGCTGGCGAAGCCTGCTCCGACCTTGGGTGTTTGTCCGACGAGGAGCGAGACCAAACGGCCCCGGCAGCGTTTGACCTCAAATGCTGGCACCGAACAAAACCGGGCAAGTCCTACGCTGATTTTGTGAAGCGGTCGGAGGGGAGACTTTCTGGATTCACGATTATGCGGCTTAGCGGTGCGATGCCATCGTGCACATTGACGGCATCGGATACGGCGAGGCATTGGAGCGAGTGCCGACGCTTGACGTTCCGAGAGCAGAAACGACTTGGATCATTTCCTGATGATTACGCGGCGAAGGATGATAGGATCGGAAAGTACATGATTGGCATGAGTGTCCCCCCGCGAATGACCAAGGCTGTTGCTAGAGCGGTTGTTGATAAATGGCTCAAGCCGAAGGAGTGACTCATGGGCAAGCGCGGTCCGGCCCCGGAGCCGTCGATCCTGAAATACATTCGCGGGAATCCGTCGAAGGACGCTTTGCCGTCGAACGAGCCGACGCCCGAACTGCTCGACAATCTCGATCCGCCAGAGTCGATTGAGGACGATCCGGTGGCGGTCAAGAAGTGGAACAACACCGTGCCGATGCTGCGGCGGATGCGTGTCTTCACGGAGGCCGACGTCGATGCCTGGGCTCTCTATTGCCACACGTGGTCTAAGTGGATGGAGGCGAAGGACAAGTGCCGCCAGTTCGGCCGTGACAACGTGATGATGGAGCCAGACCCGAACCGCACGGACGGTCGGCTTCGCATCAAGTGGACGCAGCCACACTCGTGGGCGGTTGACGAGCGGTCGCTCCGCAACGACCTGAGGCGAATCCAGCAGGACTTCGGCATGACGCCAAGCAGTAGGTCACAGGTTTCAACGACGAATGGAAGCGCAGATACAGACCCGGTTGCCGCCTACGCTGCGAAGCGACGCCGTTCGTCAGGGGCTTGACTACTACTTCGACCCCGAGGCCGCGAAGCACGCTGTCGAGTTCTTCGAAGGCTGGCTGCGGCACAGCAAGGGCAAGCACGCTGGCAAGCCGTTCACGCTGCTTGAGTGGCAGACGGTGATGATTGGCGAGTTGTTCGGCTGGAAGCGGCTGGACGACGACACACGCCGCTACCGCGTGGCCTACATCTCGACTGCAAAGAAGCAAGGGAAGTCCACGCTCCTCGCGGGCATCGGCCTGTATCTGCTCGTCATGGACGGCGAGAACGGGGCCGAAGTCTACGGCGCGGCTGCGGATCGTGAGCAGGCGTCGGTGGTCTATCGCGAGGCTGCAAGCATGGTGCGAGCCTCGCCGCAACTCTCCCGTGTGCTTGAAGTCATCGACTCTCGCCGCACCATCGCGTACCGCAAGGAGGCGTCGTTCTACCGCGTCCTGTCCGCCGACGCGTTCCGGGCCGAAGGCTTGAACATTCACGGCCTGCTATTCGACGAACTTCACGCCCAGAAGGACCGCCGCCTGTGGGATGCCCTCCGCTACGGCGGTGCGGCTCGCGAGCAGCCGCTGCTCTGCTCGATCACCACGGCGGGCTACGACCGCAAGGGCATCTGCTACGAGCAGTACCAGTACGCTCGTGCCGTCGCGGCCAACTGGAGGCACGACCCGACGTTCTTCTCCTGCATCTATGAGATGGAGGAGGGAGCCGACTGGAAGGACTCCGAGGTCTGGCCGCAGGCGAATCCTTCGTGGGGAGTCACGATCAAGCCTGCCGACTTTGCCCTCGACGTGAAGGAGGCCGAGCAGTCACCAACCAAGCTCAACTCGTTTCTCCGATACCGGCTCAATACGTGGACGACCTCCGATGTCCGGTGGCTGTCGCCGGAGTTGTGGCAGCAGGGAGCGGAGCCGCTGCGAGACTTCGGCGACCGCCCGGTCTACGCAGGCCTCGACCTTGCGACCACCTACGACTTGACGGCGTTCGTCATCGTGTGCCCCGACCCGTCCGATGGCAGCATTGACGTGCTGCCGTTTTTCTGGATTCCCGAAGCGAACGCCGCCGAGCGGAGCCAGCGGGACAAGGTGCCCTACCTCGACTGGATTCGTGACGGCCATATCCGGGTCACTGACGGAAACGTCACCGACTACACCGTTCTCCACCGCGACATCGTGGAACTGTGCAACCAGTACGGAGTAAGGCAGTTGGCGGTCGACCTCAAGTTCAACGGCCAGATGATCGCAAACATGCTTCAAGGGGATGGGGTCGAGGTGCGAGGATACCCGCAAGGCGGTCGGGCGATGAGTGCCCCTGCGAAGGCACTTGAGAACCTGATCGCCAACGCGAAGGTCAGGCACGGCGGGCACCCTGTGCTCTCGTGGTGCGCTGGCAACGCGTCCACGCACGAAGACCGCTACGGAAACATCTACCCGAGCAAAGCCAAGTCAACGGAGCGCATCGACGGCATCGTGGCCTTGTGTCAGGCGATAGGGTGCTGGATGGGCAACGAGACAAAGCCGGAATCCGAGCCGGAAATCTTCTTCATATGATCGCACCAACCGACAACCGAATCCTCTGGCTCCCCGGCGAGGAGCGAATGTGGGACGAGGACTCGTCGAGCAGATCGTCCGCTGGCGTCCGCATCGACGCCAACAACGCTCACCAAGTCGCCGCCGTATTTGCGTGCATCCGGGTGCGGGCCGAGACGGTCGCCAGTCTGCCGCTTCATGTGTACGAACGCACCGCAGGCGGCGGCAAGCGGATCGCTCGCGAGTTGCCCCTCTACCGCCAACTGCACACGCAGCCGAACAACTGGCAAACGAGCTTTGAGTGGCGAGAGCAGGCGGTCATGCACGTCGACCTCTGGGGCGACGCGTTCTCGGAGTTGGTCGCAGCCGAGATTCAGCCGCTGCACCCGAGCCGCATGAAGATCGAAACCATCGAGGGCGGCAAACTGCGGTACAAATACCGCGAGGCCAAGGGCACCGAGCGGATCATTCCGGCGGACAAGATTCTTCAAGTTCGCGGCCCGTCCGACGACGGCATCACCGGCCTGCGGATCGTCGAGGAGTGCAAGGACGCGGTGGCCTTGGCACGGGCGTGCGAGGTTCACGGCGCGAGATTCTTTGCTGCCGGGGCGCGTCCCGGCTTCATTCTTTCGACCGAGGGGCAACTCAACGCCGAGGCACGCGAGGCACTACGGTCGCAGTGGAACCGCCGCCACGGCGGCGTCTGGAACTCAAACGAAACGGCAGTGCTGACCGGCGGACTGAAGCCATACGACCTTCCGCAGAGCAGCAACAGCGACGCACAGTTTCTGGAGCTTCGCCGCTACCAGACGCAGGAGATCGCAAAACTCTACCGCGTCCCCGGCTATCTGCTCGGCCTTGAAGCGGGGTCGCCGCAGGCCGAGACGGAGTTCGTGACGCACTGCGTCATGCCGCTGCTTCGCCGCATCGAGACGGCGATGATGCGTGATCTGCTTGGGGGCGACGACCGCTACATCATCGAGTTCGACGTGCGAGGCCTCTTGCGAGGCGACAACGCAAGCCGTGCCGCCTACAACCGGGCGATGTGGGACATCGGCGTGGTGTCGACCAACGACATTCGCGCGTCGGAAAACCTCGACCCCGTCGAGGGCGGCGACGAGCGGTACCGTCCACTCAACATGGGGTCGCTTGGCAAGCCGCCGTCGGCCGAAGACGTCATGGCCCAGCAGCAGCCGGGCAGCGGCATCGACGGCCAAGGCGTCGAGGGCGGGCTTGCCGCCGCCGAAGGCGACGCACCGCCGCCATCGCCCGCCGCCCAGGCGCAGCCCGAGGAGCCGCAGGTTGCGGACGTCTCGCTCAACGGTGCGCAGATTACGGGCCTCATCGCGATCCTATCGCAGATTCCCGCTGGCCTCATCACGAAGGATGGAGCCGCCGCCCTCATCGCGGCGTCGTTCCCAAGCATCTCGGCCGCGAAGGTCACGGCGATCCTGGCTGGCGTCAACAACGCCGCCCCCGTGCCGCCGCCGCCCGTGATCCCTGCCCGTTCGCTTTCGGAGCAGCGGGCGATGACGATCAGCATCGACTTTGACAGGACGTTCGCCGCCGACCCGCAGATGTGGGGCGAGTTTGCGAAGAAGGCGGTGGCCGATGGCAACACCGTCGTGATGGTGTCCCGTCGCGAGGACACGCCAGAAGATCGCCAGACCGTGACCGAGACGCTGGGCGACTATGCCTCCGCGTTCTCCGAGGTGCTGCTAGTCGGCACCGATACGCTCAAGGCCGACGCCGCCGAAGCGGCTGGTATCAAGGTGGACGTGTGGGTCGACGACTCGCCACAAACGATCAAGCAGGCGAACGATGGCGAAGTATGACCACATCGACTTCACGCCGCCGCAAGGCGTTCGCGACGAGGCGCAAAAGGGTCTCGATTGGCGGAAGGAGTTCGGACGCGGCGGCACCGCGGTCGGCATCGCCCGCGCTCGCAATCTATCCAACGGCACGACGATCAGCCCCGACACCGCACGCCGGATGAAAGCGTACTTCGATCGCCACGAGGTCGACAAAAAAGGTGCCGGGTGGTCGCCGGGAGACGACGGCTTCCCGAGCAACGGGCGCATCGCGTGGGCCTTGTGGGGCAGCGATGCCGGGTGGGCATGGAGCCGCAAACTGGTTGAGCAAATGAACGCCGCAGATGAGGAGAACCGCAGCATGGAAACCACCATTGAACGCCGCTCGTTTGTCGTGGACGACAACGACACTGCCTCGCCCTTGCTGGCGGTCGAGCGTCGCAGCGAGGGCGACGACAGCGGAACCAACTGGATCGTCGGCTACGCGGCGAAGTTCGGCGTCAACTCGCTGGAACTGGATGGCGAGTTCATCGAGCGAATCCACCCCGACGCCTTCGGCATCGTTGCCGAGCGTCGAGGCCGCAAGACACCGCTGGAGACGCGCGCGCTCTGGAACCACGACGCCAACTATCCGCTGGCGAGGTATCCCGGCACCCTTCGCATGGTTGTCGATGAGGTGGGGCTGCGGTACGAGTTCCCCGTTCCAAACACAACCTACGGTCGCGACCTCGCCGAGAACATCAAGGCGGGGATCGTTCGCGGCAGTTCGTTCTCGTTCCAGATTGCTCCGGGTGGCGACGAGTGGAGCGTCGAGGACGGCCGCTCGATCCGCACCGTGACGCGGGTTGGCGCGCTGATCGACGTTGGCCCCGTGACCTTTCCAGCGTATCCCGATGCCGACGCCAAGGTGGCGAAGCGATCCTATGACGCGTTCCGCAGTTCGCAAACCGCGAGCAAGGAGCGTCGCGAGATCGTCAGGGCAAAGGCTTCCGAACTCCGCGAGTACCTCAAGCAGCATGGTCGCTAAGTCAGGCGAAAAGTGCCCAAAATGCAGCCACGGAAAACTTCTGGTTGCGTCGAGTCAGCGTCACGGCGAGTACCAGATTCGATACCTTCGGTGTCGCGTTTGCGGCGCGACGGACAAGCACATTCTCGCTGCTGCCGAGATCAGTCGGCCCAAGTCGGCCTGAGTCTTTTACTGCATGGCCTGCATGGGTCTTGACCTCCATGGTTAGTTTTGGCGTTAGGTGATGCGTTCGCGTCGCCGCTATCAGCACTAGGAGACATCCGCCGTGGACAAGATCAAGGCACTGCTCGACGAACTTGCGAACATCACCGCGCAGATTCAAGCCGCGATGGATGCCGAAGAAGCCCCCGCCGGCGAAGGCGACGCCCCTGCCGCTGACGCCGCCGAAGAAAACTCGCTCCGCTCGCTGATGGAGCGTGCCGACGCGATCAAGGCCAAGATCGAGTTTCTTGAAAAGGTGCAGGCCAAGGAGGCCGACCTTCGTGCCGTGCTTGAGCGGTCTGCCCCCGCTCGAAAGATCGAAGCCCCCGAACCCAAGGAGCCCGAAGTGGAAACCCGTCACTACGCCGTGCCGAAGTCGCACGGCCCACTCAAGGCGTTCACCGGCCCCAACGCCGACGAGCGAGCGTACCGTGCCGGTATGCACATCAAGGGCTTCGTGTTCGGCGATGCGGAGGCTCGGCGGTGGTGCCGTGACCACGGCGTCGAGAGCCGCGCTCAGGCCGGTGGCATCAACAGCCTCGGCGGCGTGCTGACCAGCCCAGAGCTGTCCAGCGAGATCATCCGGCTTGTCGAGGAGTACGGCGTGTTTCCGCAGTTCGCCAAGCGGGTCAACATGACGTCCGACACGCTCGTCTACGCTCGTCGCACCGGAGGCCTCACCGCCCGCCCGGTCGGCGAGAATGTCGAGGTCACCACCAGTGACGTGACGTTCGACAACGTCGAACTCACCGCGAAGATTTGGGGCGTGGCAAACCGCACCCCGAACTCGCTCATCGAAGACTCGGTGATCGACCTCGCCGACGCGATGGCTGTCGAGACGGCTCAGGCGTTCGCCGAGGCGTCGGACAACGCAGGCTTCATCGGTGACGGCACGCTGACGTATCACGGTGTCACCGGCATCACGACGAAGATCGTGCAGTCGGCCTACTCCGCGTCGGTCGTGACCGCGACGAGCAACACGACCTTCAGTGATCTCACCATGAAGAACTTCACCGATCTTCTGGCGAAGTTGCCGATGTACGCCCGCAACCGCAACGCGCGGTGGTACATCTCTCCTGCCGGTTGGGGTGCCGCGATGCTGCGGCTCGCCATGCTCCCCGGCGGCTCGTCCGGTGCTGGCGGCAACTCCAGCAACAACGTGGCGAGCGGCTTCGGCGAGACGTTCCTCGGTTATCCCGTCACGCTCGTGCAGCCGATGGTCTCCGACCTCACGGGCACGACCGGCAAGGTTGCCGCCCTGTTCGGCGATCTGTCGCAGGCCGCGATCTTCGGCGAACGGCGTGCCATCTCGATCAAGACCGCCAGCGAGCGGTTCATCGAGTACGACCAGACGCTGACCTTCGCCACGACTCGCAACGCCATCGTCGTGAGCGACCTTGGCTCGACGAGCAAGGCTGGCCCCGTTGTTGCCCTCAAGTTCGGCTGATCCTGACCACACTCACTAGGAGATTCTGACCCCATGAACTTCGTCGCTTCCACCAAGAGCGTCAGCAAGGCCGAAACGTCCGTGGCACTGACCGCGACGCACTCCGTCGAAATCGA